CGTACTAGCTTGCTGTGCCGTCCACCAAATAAAGCCACCGATCTGAGCTATTACAACCCCGACTACAGCAATGCTTACCTTTGGTAGTTTATCAGACATCTATCTGTATCCTCTACGAGCCACAGCATCACGTTGCACATCAATACGCTCACGATTTACTTCGTTTCGATCATCCGCAATCTGCTCTTGAAGTTCTAATCTAGCTGAATCCGTGGTAGCTTGTTGCTCCATCTTCATCTGATCCAACTGAAGTTTAGCTTGTTCAAGAGAAGATTTTTGCTCCGTCTCCATTTGTTTGATAGCCAGTTCCTGCATACGGATACCAACCAGAGGATCTTGTTCCTCCCCGCCAGAACCCTTATACGTGAGCATAGGCATAATCTCTTGCAGAAGTTGTGTTTCTACCTGCGCTACACGAGCTTCAATCATGTCTGGTTGCATCGGTGGTTGCATCGGTGGCTGTGCCCCAACCTGCATCAACGCCATCTGTTGCTGTTGCTGCTGTTGGATCTCACTCTGTACCATGGTTCTTGCCTTCATATTAACGTGCTGCAACACATGACTAAACAAAGCCGCCAATACCGCAGGTGTCTGCTGTAGTATACTTAACTCCAACAACGATATGTGCGCTGCAATGTGTGAATCGTGATCTTGCTGTGGATATGCCTGTGGTGTTTTACCGCCAATCATAGCCGCATTCTCCGTTGCTGGATCTTGTGGCTGTGGCTGTGGAGCAGGGGGTAATATCTCGTCTATATTCTGCACCTCCAATGCTTGATACATCCTTCTATAGGCTGCATGTAAGTTGTGCATCTGGGGGTTAGATTGCGCCAACTGTAATTGCGTTTGAGCTAAAGTCACCCGCTGCGCCATTGAAAAGATGTTCGGATCACTGACTGGGAGGACGTCAATCCGACCATCGAAGTCTTCAGCCTTGACCTGTGACGGTGCACCCGCAACCGCGTACGGATACATCGGAGGAAGGTTCTCGGCGAAGATACGCGCCAGTAAACGGAACTCCGTTTTCTGTGCGTAGTGCAAACGTTTGTGAATCGCAGACATAACTTTCATGCCACGTTCAATCAAAGCCACAGTCGTACCAACAGGCATCTCGTTATTCATGTCACCAATCTGTTGATCGGCTAACGCCACAAAACGTCGACCATCCTGAACTAACCCACCCAACATCGAGGCTAATGTAGCCGATGGTTCTTTGTATGGTAGCGGTATGATAGCGTCTCTAATGCTCCCTCCTGGGGCGTCAATGTCTCTCCACTCTCCTGGCTGCAACGGCTCATCGTCGTTCCGTACCCGCACTCCACGGGCCTTAAAACCAGCAGGAAGGTTGGCTAGTGTACCCGCATCGATCAACTGACGTAGTAAACTAGTAGCCGCTCGACCCAATCCACCAATCATGTGAATCAAACCAAACCCATAGAAACCCAAACCGGGCATGAACTTGTAATGCACAAAGTACTGAGTCTTTTTCTTAATCGGATCATCCATCCCGTAATTCCTACGGATAGCCAGAATCTGATTGGAGTTCTCGTCAATCGTAACAATGTAAGGGAGCTTAATACCTGTAGCCTCACCCGTCGTTGGGTCCTTGTCTTCAAAACCTTCTATCTCCAGATCGGCATGAACCTCCAGAATCGTTAGCACATCGTCGCTATAGTTCTTTGATAAACCCTCTAGCTCGTTGACCTTCTGCTTAACTGCATCTTCGTCGCCCTCTTCCGAAGTCATCAGATCTACCTCACGGTACATCCCGGCGTACTGCATCTTCTTAACTTCGTTTTCATCCATTCGAAGTACGTGCGTAACTCTAGTCGCCGTCGCTAGATCCGTAGCTGAATACGGTACAACCAAATCCTGCGCTGGAATAAACTTAGATACAGCCCTCTGTTTCGTAGGGTCAAAGTATACTTTCTTAAACGTAGATCCCGATAACGGTAAATAAAACAACATCTGATCCATGTCCGGATCATATTCTTCCATGACTTCCGTAATCTGATAGTTCATGAAGTCCTTGATGCGAGTAGCCTGATCCTCACGAGAAGCATCTTTTAATCCCACAATGTTGGTTCTAACTGGCCCACCCGATGGCAGAAGTTCCTTATATGCCTGTGCTTGGAACTGAGTCACGCTCTCACTAACCATAGGGTGGGTAATGCCGCTTGCCCCTTCAAACGGCGTTGTCCTGTCCTCTGTCTTAATGCCTAATAGGTCAAGACCGTTGACGTATGTGTCTTCCCACTCGGATCTTGAATCGAGATCATCTTTATACGATCCCCTCAATTCCGAGGACAGCGATCCAAGGACCGCGTCATCCAGAAAGTCAGCTAAGTTTGCGTCAAACGGTATTAACTCTTCCTGTGGCATGTCATCTGCCATCATCAGAGCCTGAACAATGGCTCCACCCATTCCGTCTTCTATGACTTCTGCACCACCTGGAAAGGTTTCTGGTACATCGATAGGGATTTCTACATCTGGTAGTCCCTCTGTGTCATCCAGATCTAAACCTGGAGTAACCATGTTAGGTGGTAATGCCATCAATAATACACCCTTTTACGGGGCCTCCATTCTGTTTCGTCTTCGTTCTCACCACGTAGGTATATAAACCCACCCTGACGAAAACGCATCAATGCTAATGTCATACTATCACAAAAGTCGTCATGATCGCCATTAGGAAATGAAACAACTTCTTCGACCACTTCATCAGCAAACTTCTCATGCATCGGTGCCCATATCATACCAGCTTCAAATAATGGCGCAACCATGTGCATTCTCGTTACCTTATCGTTTCCTTTGCCCGGTGAGAACCCCAAAGCTGGAATACCACGCAATCTTAACTCGTCAATCAGCGGTGTACCCGTTGCTTTCGCCTCAACCAATACCATATCTGGCTCCCAATACTCGTGTTCCTCATAGGCTATCTCCTTTAATTCAGGGAAATTCCACCGACCACGTCTAGCATCCAGTAATATTGCGTTGTCTGGGCCACCTTCCTCTGGTTTAAAGATACCCCACGTCGTAATTGCAGAGTAATCCGCTGTTTGTTTCTTGGAAAACGCCGTATCGTACGCCTGTATGATGTAATCCAAGCTAGGAATCTTCTCTTTGTCCCAATCCTGCCACCATTCTCGCTTAACTATGGCCGATTCGGACGTAGTTGGCGTCTGTTGCCACTGTGCATTCCATTTTCCTACAGGAAGTGACGCCTTAATGGACAACAATGCGTCTTTTTCCCAAAATTCAGGCCACAATGGGTTGTCTGAGGGCAGAATTGCAGGAAATTCCACCACTTCCCACTGATCCGCCATGGTATCACCACCCTGTGCCGCCATCAAACGGCCTGTCAAGTCTTTTTTACCCCATCTTGTCATGACCAGGATGATAGATCCACCCGGTTGGAGACGCTGTCGAGGTCCAGAAGTGTACCACTCGTACGCATTGTCGAATGCACTCTCACTTAGAGCGTCTTGTTCCGAATGCGGGTCGTCAATAATGAATAAATCCGCACCACGACCCGTAACCGCAGCCCCAACACCCGCTGCAAAGTACTCACCACCCCTATCTGTCTGCCATTTACCAGCACCTTTGTTGTCTTCCTTCAGGTTTGTGTCCGGAAAAATGTCTTTGTACGCTGGATCGTCTATTAAATCCCGCACCTTACGCCCAAATCGTACCGCCAACTCCGTATTGTGCGTCGCCTGAATAATCTTCAACTTAGGATTACGGCCCAAGAACCATGCTGGCATAAGAAAACTAGCAAATTCCGACTTCGAATGACGAGGTGGCATATTAATTATAAGCCTCTTGAGTTCCCCTCGTGCCACACGTTCAAGTTTTTCCGCAATAACCCTGTGATGCCGTCCCTCAATGAAGTTCTCATACACATGATGAGCAAAGGGCATGAACTTCTCAATCGCCTCTTCACGTATATCTAACTTTTTCTTGGCCTCAGTAAGTGCCAAGATCTCTTTCAGTGCTTCCTCTGGAAGAGCTTGGAGATTCATGGTCCGTTAACTTGTTCTTCTTGTTACAGGAGACAAGGAACCAAGTCCACCTTGTGGCATTTGTGCCTGTTGCATCGCCAATGGATTCGCGTTTGCCAGAACCGATGGGTTTAATTGACCCAAAGTCATGTTAGCAACTTGTGTATACGGAGATACTCCACTTGCCACTGGCATACTGCCTCCAGTAACCGGAGCAGGGAACGGTTCCTTAAACGGATCTATAACACACTGATTGGTAGTCGGGTCCATCATGTATCCCTCTGGACATGGATCGTCTGGAGTTTTTTCCGGTACAACCTCCATTGCGGTAGAACCGTCATTCGTAGATTCATATTGCTGCTGATTCCTCATCCGCTCTCGAACCTCTGGGTCCATCTCCAAGGTGCTCGGAGCAGTGCCCACTTCTGGATCTGCAATGTCATACGGTAATCCAACCGCGTCAAAAGCATAGAAACTTCCGTCCGCCCTTTGAAAAATAGGCTTGCCACCCACAGTGTTTACAATCTTGTCGTCACCACGAACACCAGCCAGATAACTAATACCCTTACCAATCAACGAATTTTGTAGTCCATACTTAGATGGACCAGTTGTCATAATGTCTGTCGCGTCAGTAAACGTAGTTCCCGTTACGTTTCCTCGGTCGTCTTTGTTTCCGCTCAACGTAAAACTAGTGCCTAAACCCTTACCCGCCGTGTCCGTATAACCTGTCTTAGTCTTAGGATCATATCCCGTACCAATATTCGCACCAGCCGCCTTTGCTTCTTCCATCGATATAGAAGGTGAACCAGCCAAGTTGCGAATGGGTCCAGTAGAACCTTTTGGTAGTTTACCAGCTTTCGCTAACTCGTTTGCCTTCTTCATAGACTCAGCAAACTGTTTTCCCGCTGCTATGTCTGAAGGTTTCGCCTTCGTAGTCGTAGGAACCGTCTTGATGTTCGATAAAGGTTTGTCCTTGGGTCTCGACTTCTTCTCCGCTGCATCAAAATTTGTGCCAATATCCGCAGCCGTTACACCATACTGCGCCTGATATCGTCTCGCCCTGCCAGAATCCGCCGCACTACTCTTGCCCTCATTTGCAGCAATAGTCCTCGCCGTCCTCGCTATATAATCTTTAGTCTTCGGCTTCGCTCCAAAGCCCATCGCTAAATCACTGAAGAATCCCATGTCTCGGTCCTCGTCCCTTGTTTACAATTACTCTAGCCTATAATACCTCTTTTGCCAAGGTAACTAAGCCGCCCTTGCGAAATGCTTCTACTTTTCCAGACTTGAATATCTCGCGTAACTCATCCGTGATTTCAATGCCCTGAACCTTTTGTTCAACAAGCTGCGAATATTCGTCAAAAGTTTCTATAACCTGCTCTGATAATCTTGGTAACTTAACATCGTTTTTCTTTTCAAGCTGCTCCATAACTTTGTTAAAAGCCTTCGGAACAAACTTACCATAATACTCTTCCTGACCCTCTAGATCTCCAAAAGTCATTTTCTTAACCATCTCAGGTGTACCTAGAGTAAAAAAATCAGAATCAGAATTTGCAGCTTGGTGTAAAGATTCTTTTATAGCCAAGGGCAAAATTTGTTTCTGGTTAAACAAAGAACCAACACCCATGTCGTCTACATTAATTCTTTCCGATTCATTAAGAGCATTTACAACTAACGAGTGAAAATCAGGGGCCGAGTTCAAAGAATCAATTTTAAAACTGCCATTCTTTTTGATTAGTCCCTGTTCTTGAAGTATTTCTCTAAAACCAGGCTCCATCTCATCGAGATAACTAAATCCATCGGTGCGTCCTGTCTCTGCATCAAAAACCATGTATTTGTCTTTTATAGTTTTTACATCATCCTGTGCTTGACTAATTTGTCCTATACGAACATCCGTATATTCATCAACAGTTCTCTGGTTGTTCCTGCGTTCAAGAGTTTTAATCTGATCTTCTAAAACCCTTACCTTGTCCAGATCCTCAAGAACATCTGCAATATCAAACGGTTTGGCCTCGCCATACATACCTACAAACTTCCCGTCGGCAAATGGATTTAGTAAGTCCTCTGTAAACTGTTCCACAGACCTTCGAAGCTTACGAGATGTAGTAGCGTTCTGCGTACCCTGACTCTGTATCTCACCTAAGTGAAATGTCTTTTTCTTAACATTCTCCCCAGGTTTAGAAGCCATAGGAAAGTTTCCAGTCCGCGTATGAACAACCAAAGGAGCTTGCATTTTTGTTTGAGCGTATTGATAATGTTTGTTGTCTCCAGCACCCAGACTAAGAAGACTTGGGTTTTTTAAACTTATCAGGGTCTCTTTGTAGTTTGTAGCACCCTTGGTAAAATAATCTCTATAAGAAACATCAGCACCATCCAATGTGCGAACAACAAATGGATCTAAACCAAATGGACTCATGTTTTTTAAATCAATAGGCCCATCACCCAACTCAGCAATCATGCTGCCCATACCCCGAGCCTCGAACTCGGCTTCTTTGATCCCGTATTTGTTTTCCAAAGTTTTCATGAGTTGGTTAAGACCAGAAAACTTAGTCTGAGTTTTCATCAAATCGTCAAGGGCATCGTCCAACTTACTGCTTAATGCACTCGAAGCTCCCGTCAAACTAAGATCACCAGCCTCTACTTCCAAAGGGTCTCTTTGTTTAGCAGTCAAATCTATGTTTATTTGCTCTGCAAAACTTTCATATCCAGGTTGATTATAGCCACCAGCGCGGTCGATATAACGCGACCGATCATAAGCAACCTCATCAAATTCTGGCACGTAATCAGGATCCGGGTTCTCAGGATCATAACCATCTTCACCAGTAATCACCGGATCGTATTCGTCATAATACGCAGCGTCTCCCTCATAATCCCCGTATTCTTGCTCTGCACGTATGGCCCGACGTTCCTCATTCTCTCTGGCCCGACGTTTTATCTGAAGAGCTACTATATTCGCCTGGTTTGCATTCAAACCCCTAGACTGTAAATAATCCTTGGTAAACTGCAATACATTTACAGCATTGTCTTCATAAGTATAGTCAGGAGGTATAATCGAATATTCGTAAAACGGTGTTTCGTCCCCAAGAGAATTTGTTTCAATTCTTTCCATCCACTCCCTTACAGAGTTATTTATAACTTGTGTAGTACTGGTGCCATACGTTGAGTCATTTTGAATATTATCAAACCTTTCCCTCAACGTGCTCACCAAGTCGTTAATTTCGGTAGCCCCTTGAAGCTGTTCGCCAGTGTAAACATCCCGACCTCGACTATCCACATCCTGGTAACCAATAACATATCTATCGCCTACGTCTCTGATCGTTCTGAGTCTCACCGCGTCTTGACCAAGAGCCGTAAAAGGTTGAACATCAATTCTCTCACCATTAATCATCATTGCCGTAGGAAAATTCGCTATATTATGCGTTGTAAAATTATCATAGCCCTGACCCATAGCAACCCTTTGATTTTGAGCCTCACCATACGCCAAACTAAGCTCTTGACCACTTCTAGCCTGAGTTAAGTAATTCATAGAGGGTTCAACAAGATCAGGGTTTATAATTCGGGAAGCAGGATCGTCTACAACCTCACCCATTTCAAGCAGACCTGCATCATCTTCAGGAGGGTCCATACCTACAGCGTCAGCCTCGTTCTGTCTACGAATTATTTCGTCTTCGTCTAAACCTGGAATTAAATCGTCATCGGCAACTTGATCTAGCGGCTCCATAAGATCCTCAATCTCAGGCGGCTCGAAAGAATTGTCGTCTGTAAAAAAATTCTCCATCGCATCTTCAGGATCTCGCTCCATAGGACGGAGGTTGCCTTCCGCATCTCTAAGCGCACCCCCAATAACAGCATCCCCAGCCGTGACAATCGGAACTAACTCACCACGATTGTACGCCTGATCTATCTCCGATGTCGGATCACCAATGAAATCTCCATACGTGTTTTGACGTAAAAAACTTCCTTCCTCTAAAGCCGGGGACCGACGACCGTCGTCCCTCGGATCATACACGTCTCTAAATGGATCTAGTTGAGGTGAAATATAAGTACTCGGATCATAACCAGTATCCTCAACAATCGAATTAACCTGATCCTCATTTAAACCAGGGTTCTCCTCAATGACTTTTTGCTTTAACTGCTTCTTGGTTAACTTAGCCAAGCTTTTAGTTATTACACCAGTCCCGCCAAGAGCCTCGCCAAGAATCATTAAATCCCCGGCCCTGTCACGCTGCGCCTCCTCCGTAGATAAATCCAACTGATCATACGGAGTATTCAACCTGTCAAAAACTCCCTCAAGCCCCGTAAGCGCAGAATCAAAAGCCCCTTTAGGATCTTCGTATATATCCTTCGCACCCTCGTAGATCCCAGTGCCAAGAGCCTTGCCTGTCTCAATAGGCTGTTCCCGGAGCGCGGTCCCAAGGGTCTCGCCCGTCGATTCGAAGTCATCGTCAAAACGTCTCGCCTTGCCGTCAAAAAGATAATTGTCAATAAAACCTAAAACATTGTCCGTCGCTACACGACCAAAGATACCTACATCAGTCGCTGGACCTCGAAGTTGCGGTGGAATGAACTGCATAAATTTGTTTTCTGCCATACGAAACCCTGCTTTCCAGATTATTGTATAACAAACTCAAATGAATTTACACCCAAAATTTTTCCTGGGGGATAGGGATCCGTTGTTTGTTACACACAAGTGCAATGAAATTATACCCGAATGAATTTGAAATACCATGTTTTATAGACAGTCGACACGCACCTACCCGTTCTACGGGGGGGTGCACTTGTCGACTCGAACATTGCACCGTTGTGCCAGGGAACAGTAACCCCTAACGTCACGTTGTGCCGTTGTCAGTCTTCGAACTGACAGTCGAATCAAGAAACTCGTTCCTTGATAATCCAGAAGATGGACCGCCATCCATGCTACTTGTCAAAAATATTTTAGGTCACAAGAGATTTGTACTTAATCGAGGCATCGAGCCTCGATTAAGTATCCTTGATAGACGCGAAGCATTTCTTTGTGACTGCTCCTGATGACTCAGAATAATCATGCCTTGGCTTATGTCAGCAGGGCGGCGAATGATTATTCTGAGTCAAAGCAGTCATGTTCGAAGTTCACGTCTACGGCGTCTATCTTTCAATAGCATACCCGATGTCATGATCCGGGCCGGATAATTCGGAAGACGACTCCGAATCATCCTAAGAACTTCCAGCCGACCCTTGCTTATTGATTGCAGATCTCGGCCCCCCGGCTGGGTAGTTCTTGCCCGGGCATCGGGTATCAAACAACAACACACATTATAACCGTGCTGGCACCGACCACAGGTCTAAACCTGTTCAGAACAGTGTGTCAAAAATGCAAGAAAGACGGTCACTCCAAGGTAATACACTGGAGTTCCGTCCGATGGAGCTTCGCACTCTTTTACATGGGACGAAACGATACCATAGAGCTTTGCCTCAGAAACAAGGAAGAAGTGTCGTTACGTCAACGCATGTGGACGCTACGACACTTCTTTGCACAGGTCTTTCTTGACGGTCGTCCATACTGGAGGACGATTTTTGACACACGGTCCTGCTCAGGGGAAAGACTGAGGCACGGCTGGCACGGTTATTCTGTGTGTGGTCGTTTCATTTTAATTTTATAGGAGGCTATAATGGCTAAAATTGGTTACACTGATCTATTATCAACTGAGATCTCATGCAGGTTCACCATTAGTGAACTGAAGGAACTAGACAGACTCATGGTCGAACATGGAGAGGGCTGGGAGAAATACAGTACTCTGCTCCAGTTGCACAAGGGGATTCGCGAGATGCTTCGTAGTGTCGGACGTGATCTGAGTTCTGAAGGTCAATACACCACTGGTCAGTTTGACGAAGTAATTGAGTACAAAGTCAAACCGAAGGTTGTCGAGAGAGTCGAAGACCTGCTCGATGATGAGATCCCATACTAATTTCTATCGGCGGGGGCATGGTGTTCCCGCCACTAACTGACAAGGAGGTAAACATGTCAGATCTAAACACAACTAATCTAATCGAAGACGCCGCATCCAACAAGGGGGAGTTCGAAAAACACCTCGGAGAGTACGTCTTAAAACTTATCGCACCGTCCATCCAGAAGCTAGTGGATGATGCGGTCGAAGCCAAGATGGAAACTCACTCACCTGAGTTTGACATCAACGATCATTCTTATGACATCGACATGATGGTCGACGAGAGAATATCAAATCTGGATATCTCTGATTGGGATTATCAAATCAAGGACATCGTCTCTGATTACATTGGAGATTATGACTTCGAGGATAAGTTTTCTCAGTGGATAAATAACAAAGACTTCTCCGCTACGATTACGATTAACGACTAGATCAACTGCCGGGGCTAAGTGGCCCCGGCCTCAAACAGAAGGAACGTCAGATGTATTCTGAAATAAATTATCAACCGAATGGGATGGTTCATACCCCCAAGAGCATTATGGAAGTCGACAATTGGATCATGAATCTAAATGGTGGCGAGAAGATCGCAGGTATGACTGCGGCTTACATGATGTACAACTTCTTTTGTACCGCACTGGAAGAGAAAGACAAAGCTCTTCGAGAGTGGATATCGAAGGAAAAAGAAGAAGCAAAAGCCATATCGAGAGATAGAGTGAATCTCCCATTGTATAAATGCGGCGAGGGTATGGCAGTGCACGACAAGCTCATCAACTTAGAGTTTTATCTAGACGGAAAGGGAGTAGATATCAAATGAGTAAACTAAGAACACTAACCGCTGACTGGGGGTACGATTGTCCCTCCAGTCTCGTCGAAGATTACATGAACGATGGCTTGATGCCCTCAATATGTATGAACAAAGGTTGCGACTACTCAACCGAAATGGAGCCAGATCAAGATCAAGGTTGGTGTGAATGCTGTAGCACCAACTCGTTATCTTCAGCGTCAGTGCTGATGGGGATTATCTAATACCTCCTGCCCGTTCCCTCTCGAGGGGGCGGGTCCTACCGCTTAGTCGACTTTAAAATAGAATCCTTCGGATACTCTATGTGACCCACGACACAAGGTCTTGGGTCCTATGGTTTTGTATGGAGTGCTGGCGCACACATGTTTGTTTGTCTCGGACCTTTGGTCCGAGACGCGACGGCGCGCCGTCGGGCCGCAAGGCCGCAAAGCCGCAAGTTCGAGCGGCAATTTACTTGTGTTTAACTTGTGTAAATGGTACAAATAAGCATTAACAGAAAAGGGAAAAACAAAATGAAAAACGGTATCATATACAAGGGGCCAAGCCTATTGGATGGTAAACCAATTGTAGCGATTGCAACCTATAGCGACGCAACACAAAAACGGGCAAGGTCTTACAAACTTATATTATCCGGTCGGATATATCACCGCTCGAAGCATCGAAAACTGGTGAAGATTTTTCTATTTGTGGCGATTGCAAATTTAGAGGAACACCCACAACGGACCCCGACCGCAAGCAATCAATCAAAAGGGATTGCTACGTAAACTTAGGGCAAGGCCCGACAATCGTTTATAAATCTTTTATCAAAGGCGTTTATCCAAAAGCAGACTTTCAATGGTCCAGAATTTTACTTGGCCTTGATCGTTTCGTAAGGATCGGAACCTATGGGGACCCAGCAGCCGTTCCAAATCACGTTTGGGAACAGCTATTAACAAACGCGACAACATGGACCGCCTACACTCATCAATCGAACTGGCGTCCCGACATAGCAATGCAGAGTGCAGACAATCACGACCAAGCAATTGCACAATGGAAACAAGGCAACCGAACATTCAGAGTAATTGCGGACCTTGGCGACATCGACAAAAAGAACGAAGCCCTATGCCCCGCATCGAAGGAAGCGGGGCGACGGGTGCAATGCACCGCTTGCAAACTTTGCAAAGGATCGAGCAAAGGAAAATCAATAGCAATAGTAAAACACTAAAACACATTCCAGGCGGTTCTAGCCTCCACCGCCTGGACAGCAGCC